GTCCTTTTTGGTCCATAAAGAATGGTTGCGTGTAAGCATTAGCTTTTTCGTCGTGTAGACTAAAGACTTGTTTTTCCATTTTCGTAACTCCTTTTGATTGGTTTGGTTCTTGATTTTGTTACCGCTTCACGAGCGTCTAAGCGCTCCGGAGCATTATGCTCATTTTCTCTAGCGGCACGTCCCCGAATAGATTTTATTTTATGTAATTCATTAGGGTTTGTCAAGGAATATTGTGTATCATAATATATCGGAGGTTTGCATTTGATTCCTTTACGTATAATCATATAGTCGTGCGGAAACACATCTTTCTGGTTTTTTTCAAACCAATCGTGTCCGACGCCGGGACGTCGGCTCATTGTTACGTATTCGGGGATACGTCCAGCATAGTGTGCTTCCGCAAGTTTTCCATTAATTTTTTTAGTTACGTATCGGGCCACATAGGCGGCAGTTTCGAAGTTTACTTCGCCGATTGTTGAAAAGCCGAAAGGCCAAAGGCTTTCGAGTATTTTTGAAGTGTAAAGTTTAGGATTTGACGGCAAAGGTATTTTATCAGGGAAGTCGATATTGAATAGACAAGCGTGATGATGAGGTCGAGAGAATTTGTCGCCATATTCGCCACAATGGAAGTAGCGTATTTTTATTAGAGGGAATTTTTTACGTAAGCGTTTCATAAATTTTTGAAAGTCAGATTTATTTAGCGTAGGTTTTAGATTTTCGTCATTAAATGTTAGAGTGATGAACGCATTATTTTCGTAGAGTGACGCTTCATTAGTACAGCGTATAGCCCATTGGCGAGATTTTTCGAGGCGACAGCCTATGCATTGTCCACAGGGAACTTGCATTTTTAAGTCAGAGTAGGCTTCTTTTATGTCAAAGACAATAGAGCGCTTACCAGAGGGGTTTACAGTTTTTGATTTATAGCCGTCGAGAGGGTGGTAGCAAGGCATTTTTAGTTTCCTTAATTACAAAAAGGGCGTGCCTTTTGAGGGGCCGCCCTTTGTAGTTTTTCTCTTTTAGTTATAGTCGTATTCCGCCACGTTTGACAGAGGTTTTATTTCTTGGGTGTACTTTTGAGGCGGTACGAGAGAATTTATTTTTAGAGTATCGAGAATTTGATTTCGTTCGTCGCATTATTGCTCCTTTCTTAGTAATTTAGTCCAGGTATTTTTTTACCCAGAGCAGGGAACATTATTTTTAGTAGTTCCATATTTTTCTTATAGTCAGTCATATGAGCCGGGAAGACATTTTCTAACATACGTGTTTTCATACTTTCTTGAAGTGCTTTAGCAGAATTTATACGGGTTAGAGCATAGTTATTTTTTGCAGTTTGATTTATATTGTTTATGTTTGCAGCAGTCATTTTTCTATTTAAGTGTATTTGAGAAGCACTAGAGAAGTCGCGTCCGGCATTTTCATAGGGATTTTTTAAATTAGGCATAGAGCCAGTAGCAGAGGCAGAGCCGCCATATTTGGCGGAGAGTATAGGATTTAGGCCAGCGGCCTTTAAGTCGAGAACTTCACGTTGGTGAGCGGTATCAGTTTCAGTTTTTTGTTTTCCGAATAGGGCATTAGCTTGGTCGATTTGTGCTTGATTAATATTTTTTGCGGAATTTGCTCCGATTAAAGTTCCAACGACAGGAGCGGCAGTAGAGGCAATTTTGCCAACAGTAGAGCCGACTTTTTTAGCCGTTGTAGATGAGCCAAAGCCAAAGAGTCCTTTTGCGATATTTCCTACGGAAGACCAGAAGCCCATTATTTTCCCTTTCGGATTGTTTTTCCTTTTCTTACACCAACAAGAAAAGAGATAACAGCGCCAATAAGACCGCCAACGCTAACACCAACAGCAGTAGTAGAGGGCACAGTATCCATTGTTCGCATTGTAGAATTTGACACATCTTGTTGTACATTTCGGACTATCTCATTACAAGTAGGGTCGTTCATACAGGCATTGTAGTTTTGCATAGATTCACAGCCAATAAAGAAAAGGGTTACCAGTAATAGTATAGCATATAATATAGATATTCGCATTACTTCCTTTCTTTTGGCAGTTTGTGTTTGCAAGGTTCGTGTTTTCCACATTCCCAAGCGTCCTTAGCTGTATCATAACAGCTAAAGGCGCATTGAGATTTGATTTTTTTGTTACAGTATTTTTTTTCCATATTAAAAGTGGTCGATTAGGCCAGGTACTGAATAAGTAGGCATTGGTCGAGTACAGATAATATTGAAGTAAGAGTCGAAGATAAATTCTGGGACAGCGCTGTTTGCAACAATACGGTCCACAGGAGGATTTTCTTCGATAAAGGTTTCAGAGAGTGTCGGTAGATTTGCGCCTCCGGCGAATTCTTGTGATAAGTGCCAAGCGTCAAGTGACGCGGCAGACACAGAGCGCAAAGCGCCTGTTATAATACTAGGTTTATAGCGATATTCAGCCCAGCGTTCTTGATAGCCGAATACGCGTTCGTTGTCAGTTGTTCCAGTTGAACCAGTATCAGTTGCAGGGTCAGAGCAATATAGCTCTTTAGTTAGGATTTCTTGTTCGCCAAGGTGTGCGAGAGCGGGCCAGTAGTGGTCGAATCGTGTTAAACGACTCCACATACGGTTGAGGCCGTGTTGATACGTTAAATCGGCTCTCACGTTGACTATGCCCATTACGATACAGTGTTCGGTAAAGGATTTTGTAAATCCAGCGTTAGGGACAGTTATTGTGCCGATTCCGGCAAGAGTGCCCTGGTCGGTTGTATTAGATTCAGAAGTTTGAGCGACAGGATTAATTTTTACAGGTGCAGAAGTCCCTCCAAGATATTCGGGACGTTGTAGACGTGCGTCAGGAGAAGTTACTCCGAAATGAGATTTTACAATTTCGGTATATCGTGTTCCGCCTCTGGCGTCACGTTCAAGCATTTTTTGAAGCTGGAAAGCTTCGCGTAAATCATTTATAGTCGAAGCAGTTGCAGCAGATAGGTCAGCAACGATTCCGTTGCGTGGGTCTAGGGACATTGTTCCACTAGTTCCTATACTGTTACCAGTAACATTCATATTTGCGTCAGAAACTAGGGTATCAGCCCCAGATTGATAGGCTTTCCAAGATACAGCGTTTGAAACACGTTCGATAGGTGCTTCATTTCCTAATGGAAGAGAGATTACGCTGTCAGGGTCTTTAATAGGCCAAGGGAGAGCAGAGGTAAAGTAGTCGTGGCGTTTTCCTCTACGTTTTAATACATAATCAGCATAAGTGTCAGGGCCATTGTCAGTATCGACAGTTAAAGAGTCGATTAGGTTTTCGTCCCGAAACCAGTCATTGTATATTAGATTATAAGCGCGAGAAGGAAGCGCATTAATAGTTATGTCAGGAACTCCTACAGGGATTCCGAAGTAATCCCAGAGAGATTCTTCAGTAGTTCCAGTAGAAGAGGGCATTACGATTTGAGGAATAGTATAATCGGTAGAATCGTCAGGGTCGATTTGTTCGCCCATCATTTTTTGAAAGTTATCCCATAATAAGCGATAAGGTACAGCAAAATAGAATACGTCCATATATAAGTTATCCATAATTGGATAAATAGGCGTTGAAAGGCGTGCGAACATTGAGGCGTTAACGTTAAACGTATCGCCAGGTAGTACTTCATCGACATAGACTGGGATAAGATATCCAGAGTCGAATGTAGTTTTATGAGCAAAGGAGCGATTGAATTTAGACCGAGGAATATCGGCGCGAGGTACTTCAGAGAAGTTGTGTTTCATTACAGATTTCATTGATTTTGCTCCTTTTTAGTTGTTTTTGCGACTGATGGTGTCAGTCGTGACAGTTATATCAAGTATATATATAGTCACTCCCTTTTAGGGAGCTGGTTGTTCTGGTGCTGGTGCAGCAGGTTGAGAAGCTTGTTTTGCTTCAAGTTCTTGTTCAGTTAGTGGTCGGAGTAAGCCTAGTTGACGGGCTTCCTCCTCATTTTTTGGGTCTTGTAAGTATTCAAGGATTTTTTCCGGTGCATTTCCGAATTTGCTTCGGATATTTGCCGGAAGTTCATTGAATTTATTATTAATAGCAATGATTCGGTCTTGTGCTTCTTTGTAGTCCGTTACAGTAGTTAGGTCCTGGAAGATACAATCTTCAGGGCCTTTGAAAGGCAATACGCCAGAGCGTCTTGCTTTTTTCATTATAGTATTGACATTCACTTCATCTTTGAAGTGTTGTTGCGTTCGGGATTTGGAACGTGCGCCTTTGAATTTTAGAGCATTATTAGCCATTTTAATTTTCCTTTTTCGTTTCCAGTTTTACGAAATCGGTTGCGTTTGCGATTAGTTCTGGTGTAGCCAGAGAGGTAAGCACCCCGTCCCAATCGTTGAACGTTCCGAGCTTATAAAGTTTAAAGTCTTGTGGGTATTTATTAACATTAGAGTCAGGAGAATTAACGATTCCGTCCAGCGCTCTAAGGGCTTGTCCTTTTTGGTCCATAAAGAATGGTTGCGTGTAAGCATTAGCTTTTTCGTCGTGTAGACTAAAGACTTGTTTTTCC